CAGAACAATCCGTTCTCGGCAGCCAGATGCCATTTCAGTTTCTTGCCCTTCAGCTCCGCGTTGGCGGCATCCAGAAGCGACTGTGTCGTGCTGGCGGTGCCGTCGATCACGATGATCCTTGTGATGATGCCAAAGAGCTTTTGGGCCGCAGTGTCGTTTGCGGTGGCGGTGATCGTGCTTTCATGCCTCCACAAAAACCAACCGGATTTCTTTTTTCCGACGGCAATGACGCGGGTGACGATATCCTCTGCTTTGACGTAGCTGTTCAGGTCGAGCAGGTTTGTGCCGAATGCGATGGGCTGCCCGTTTTTCTCCTGCACTTCCCGGACGTAGTCCAGATACCTGGCCCTGTTTTCGTGCCGGACGATCAGATACCCGCCGTACACATCCACAAGCTCATTTTGGATGACATCCCATGTAACGCCAAAATTTTGTCCGTCGCCAAAGGTGTACCGTGGCGCAGAATCGTAACGGACCACGGAAGAATCCGGCAGGGCTGTACCGTTGAACAGGACGGCATAACCGTCTCCCTGCTTTTCAATTTTCCATTTTTTTGAGACCGTGTCTTTGAGATTGTATTCCGTCTCAGGCGGAAATGATTTTGAGTGCGTAGCGCATGTGATATCCGGCGTAACCGTTCTTTGCGTGGCTTCGTGCGTCTGGCCGTCCCCATCCAAGGATAAAGCCACGTTTACGCTCACGGAAAAAAGGCCTTCTCCAGTGCGCCAAATCTGTCCGTCAATGGAAGAGGCTTCATACTTTACGTTCAGCGTCCATCTGTACGCAGATGGATCCGGGGCCGTGTCGTCATCCGAGAAGCCAACTTCATATTGGCTCACAAGCTGAACGCCGGATGAGGTATAAAGTCCATATTCATACATATAATCGCCGTCACTGTCCGGAGTACCTGCCATGTGGTCCAGTTTCATCACGCAGTTATGCAGTTCTGGAACCACCACGCTTGTGCTCGGAAAGCCAACATTTCCACAGGTAAACGCCTTGTATGCGTCCACCATGCCGGTATGATTTTCCAGCAGGAACGAAAGAAATTGCTTGATTGTCACGTCTTTGGCTGTATATGGCGCAACGGAACTGTCGTTGAGGTAGGCCAGCTCTCCCTCGCAAAAGACTTTTTGACGCAGCATAAAATCCTGCTCATGGCTCATGGGCCTGCCCTCCCAGATGCGCGCACCGTCTTGTTCTACGGACACGGTCGTGCGCATTTTTTGCAAAGCTGAGTGAGCCACATTGCCAAGCGGCAGGGTGAATTCCAAGCTACCGGCCTTGCCCACCTCCCGTGTCAGAGTTGGACTGATGAGCTTTTTTGTGTCCGTGTAGTCTGTTGGGTCGTAAATGCAGGTCTTTGTCTCCCACACGTCAACGCCGGTCTGGACGCCTGCATAAACTTTATAGCTCATAAGCTGCCCCCTAGATATCGGATGCTGATGCTGCAATCCGCAGACGCCGCAAAGATGAGAGTACCTACAACGCCATCCGGCATATGCAAGCCCTCAATGTACTGCCACTCTGTAGACTTTGCAAGGATGCCAACTTCAAGGCCATTGAGAGACACCGCAATGTCGGCGGCATCCTCGCTGCGCTTGAAGTAGATACCGGCCGCTCTTGGTGCACCGGTGACGGTTACGGTGATGTCCTCTTTGGCTTTGAGCTGGATATCCGTATAATTGCGGATAATTGCTGTATCAAATACAAGGTCATCCCACAGCCAGTCATCAGAGCCGTCGTATACACTGCGCTTGAAGGGGTCGCAGGTGCCCGTGATGGTGAATGCACTGGAAAACCTGTTGCGTGTCATAGACACGCTCCACAGCCCCTCCCAATAGAAAGACGGGTCATCGTCGAATTTGCACTGTAGCCATTTGCCATGGATGGCGTTTGCGATCTGACTGTAAAGATTCGGCCAGGTCTTTTTTGGTGCCCTGCACAGCAGCTCCATGGTGATGGTACGCTTTTTGTAGTGCGGGCGGCCATCCAGTGCATCCGTCAGGTTGAGCAGCGTATCAGAGCCGGGCACCTGCACCAGATGCTCGTCTACCTCTGCATCGCTGATCTTCGGGCTGCCAACTTTGAGATACAGACCCCAGTCTGTGAGGGTGTGGTAATCGCCGATTTTTGCGCCTTGCAGCTTTGCCATTATACGCCCCTCGCTTTCCGGGTCACTGCAACACCGATGTGCAGATCCACATTATTTGCCATGCGCGGAGACAAAACACCCACAAGCTCTCCGGAATCCATGACTACCTGACCCTTGCCGATGTCTGGCAGATGCTCGTCCAGCATCCCCTCGATGCGTTCCAGAATGCTGGTCTGCCGGTCAACAATGGACTGCTGGCCGGTAACGCGGTACTGCATGGCAGAGCGGGTGGAGAACTCGCTCAGGCTGTCGTACACGCCGGTCTTGTCAAAGGGGCTCTGATAGTGGCTGACGGGCTGCTGGTCGTTCTTTTTGTTCATCCACATAGCAAGGCCGATGCCGCCAGCGACTGCGCCCGCAGCACCCACGCCCAGGATCAGGGCAAGGACGGGGTTCGCTGTCACAAAGGACACGATGCCGCCCAGTGCAGAGGTGATGCCGCCTGCCATGCCGGAAAAGCTCTGGACGATGCCGCCTAGCGCTCCGCCCACGCCGCCGGAGCTTGCAAGGCCCTGCACGATCTCAGAGAACGCCTTTACAGACGTAGTGGCGCCATCCACTCCGGCAGTAATGCCGTTTGTGAAGATGCTCTGGATAGACCCCAGCGCCTTGCTGATTCCACCGCCCGAATAGCCCTCATTGACCGCGGTCAGCGCGTCCACAAGCCACTTAGAGATCACGTCACGCTGATCCTGCGATACTTCGCCCCAGATCAAATTGACAAAATCCAGAGCTAGACCGCCCCAGTCACCGTTTTTGGCATCACTAAAGGCGCTTTTTACCAGCCCAAAAATGCCCTTATCCAGCTGGCCGGAAGCCTCGCTCAGCTGCTGGTCAATGCGGCTCTGGGTGCCCTTTACGCTCTTGTCGATAAGAGTAGAGGTCTCGTTCACCTTATCTTGAACGCCGTCGATGTAGGTGATGATCTTCTCGTAGGTCTCCGCGCCATTCTCGCCGATGCGCTGGCCGGTCTCTGTGACAGTCTTCTTGATATGCTCGCTGCCGTCCGCGTACTTTTCCACCGCCTGCTGCACCTTTGTGGTGATTCCGTCAAAGGTGGTTTCCGAGACGTTGGTAAAGGTGCCCAGCAGCGTTTTTGACATGTCGTCATAGGTCTTTGTGACCTTTGTGACCGTGCCGTTGACTTTGGTCTCGACCTGCTTAAAGGTCGTGGCAACACCGTTCACCATCTCCTTGCCGGTCGTGGTGGTGGTCTCGGTGATGCGGTCTTTGATCTTTCCGGAGCTGTCCTTGACCTTCTCTGTAAGGGTCTGGATGCTGGTGGTCACGGTGCCAAGCGCATTCTGTGCGGTGGTCGTGGCCGTGCTGGAAATGGACGAAATGACCGTTTCGGTGGTGGATTTAGAACCGGATGACTTCTTTTTGCCGGCTGCACTGGATGGGCTTGTAGTAATGCTGCTCCCACCGTCTCCCGCCGCCGCAGCAAGCTCCGCCTGCCGCTGGGACCAGCTCTTATTGCTGACGCCAACGCCTGCAAGAGCTTGCTGCCGTAATCGGTCACGGTTGCTTTGGCGGAGGTTTGCGTCTGCATACTCCTCGTATGTGTCGTAATCCGCTGTGGCCGCTTTCCCCAGAAAACGGTTGAGCTTATAGCTCAGCTTGTCCAGCCAGGTGGAGGCACTGGAAGCAAAGCCCTCAAACCAGGATTTGACGGACGAAATCGGGCCGCTCAACCCAGTAATTGCGCCCGCAAGACCAATCCAGCCGTCGGTTTTGTAGGCTTCTTGTGCCTTGACCACAAGATCGTTGAGATTGGAGATCACCACGCCGACGCCGCTGGACAAATCACCTGTCATAAGGCCAGCCAGCTGTTTGACGTTGTCTTTCAGTGTGGACGCTCGACCATTCATGGTCTGACTCTGGGTGTCCATGCTGCCGTAGTAGCGTCCACCTTCTTCGGAAGCTGCCTGCAGAGCCTGCGTCAGCAGATCATAACTGATAGTCATTTTCTGCACTTCGGCGGTGGACTTGCCTGTGTAGTCGGCCAGCAGACCGTAAATGTTAATGCCGGCATAAGCAAACTGCTTGATGTCGATTGCGGAGGCTTTGCCGACATTGGCAATCTGCTGTAAGTTGGCTGCCATACGGGACAGCTCCGCATTGCTTCCGCCTGTAGCCGATACGGCATTGCCCAACGCCATGATCGTTTTTTCAGCGTAGGTGGCGTTTTCACCTGCGCCGATCAGCAGCTGATTTGCCTGTGTAAGAGCTTCCACGCTGAACGGCGTGCGTGCTGCATCCTGCTGGATCTGGTCAATTGCCTGTTGTGCAGCTTCTGCGCTACCAAGCATATTGGTAAGCCCAACAGTGTAGCTCTCGATCTGGGCGTTGTACTCGATGCCGGAAGAGATGAACCCCTCTGCGGCACTGAGTGCAGCGGAGCCGAGCTTCGAGAAGACGTTCGCCATGACCGTGCCCTGTGTAATGGCGTTGGCCAGAGATTTGCCGGATGCCTTATCTGTGGAGCTGGCAAAGCCATCCATGCTGTTGTTTGCAGCTTTTAGCGCGGTCGTGGTTGCCCTGAGCTGCGCTTCTGCCTGCGCCAGCATGGTCTTGAGATTTTTGGTCTCAGAGGACGCTTTGCCGGTCTTGCCCACCGATTCGTTGTAACGTCTGGTCAGCTCCACTACGGCCTTTGCGGCCTTGCTGTACTCTCCTGACAGCGAAGAAACGGTCTTTTTCGTCTCGGATTGCACATTCTGGATTCCCTGCCGGTAGGCACTGTCGTCCAGCCCGAGGGTGGCGCTCAATTCAAAAAGTTTCAGGTTCCATCACCCCCGTTCAAGCCATTTTTAATGCGTGCTATCACTTCATCAGCGGACGGCTGCGGCGGCTGTGGGCTTTTTTCCACAAGCCCGGCCACCATGTCGTACCACCGCTCTTCTGCGCCTATAAGGTGCGCCAGAGCGTCCGTCATGTACGCCTGATAGCTGAGTGTGATGCGCTCTTGCCGCAAAGCGTTCAGGCAGTGCTGCAAAATGTACGGCCTGCCAAACAGCCGCAGCACGTCCGGGCTGATGGAAGAAATCAGGCGTCTGTACCCGCCAGCACCAACGGCAGACACCAGAGCAAAAAATCCATCACATCATCGTTGTTCAGCAGCTCTTTCACCGCGCGCATCTTCTTGAACGGCCCGATATTTTCAACCACCCCGTTTTCATCCACGTCCGGCTCATAGAGCAGCGGAAGCAGCTTTGCGGTGGCATCGGCATTGTCGAACAGCAAGCTTTTTGCCATAGCCTGGATGTTCTTTTTTGCCTGCTCCTTCTTCTTCTGTTCCAGCTCCTCCGGCGTTTCCTCGCCGGTCAGGACCGGCAGAACCTTGCGCAGCTCCATGATCTTGGATTTTTCCAAGACCTCCTCCGCCACATCGGCGATCTGCCAGCAGTGGCGGAGAAACTCTTCATCGGGCAGCTCTGTCAAAAATTTCATACGATGTCCTCCTTATGCTGCGGCCTTGGGGCTGTAGTACCACTCCATGGGCACCACGTCGCTGCCCAGACGGGGGCAGCCGGTCAGGGTGACTGCAATGTTGCCCTTGCCCTTGTCGGTCGTCTTCAGGGTCAAACCGCCGGTGGACAGTGCATTCATCAGCCGGACTGCAACCATACCGCCATCCAGCGTGTCTCCAACCCACCAGATGTCCTTGAAGTCGCCGGTGCTGGCGGTGGGATTCAGCATCATGCGGGGTGTGACCTTCTTGTCACTCACATCCGCAGCGCCCATCGCCATCTTGATAACGTCCGTTGTGGCATTCAGGGCCGTAAAAGCCAGCGTGCAGTCGTAACTCTCAATCTGCATCAGCTCTGCGGTGTTCTTCTGGGCGTTGTCCACGTCTTCGCCAAGATCGGTGAAGTTCGCCTTGCAGGTCGCGGTGATGCCGCCGGTCGTGGCAGTAATAATGTCTGCGTCCTGAACTTCGGTCTCGCCGGTTACATCAAACTTGTTGACCACGATGCCTGCGTTGAACTGCATGGATTCAAACGCTTTCTGCGAAATTTTGGAAAATTTTCTTGCCATATTGCTCCTTTACTCACGGTATAAGCCGTGTAAGCTCAAAAATAAGGTATTCGCACAGATACCCTTCAGGCGTATTGTTGAGTGGCTGTGCCCAATCTTTACCGTCTTTGTCCAAAAGAATAGCGCCGCCCTCGCATTGGATGGTCAAGCCATTTGCGAGAGTTGCGCTGATCGTATCTTCGGTTTGCAGAATGGGGGCTCTGCCGCCCTTGCTTGGGTACCACAGCCGGGCGTGGAAGGATGCCGTTTTGTTCCACCCGCCGGGGATGGTGGGCTTGTAGGTCAGGTAGGGCAGTGAAGCGGCAGGAGGGATGTTATCTTCCAGATAGCCCGGGATTCCAAAGCCGTTGAAAAACGTGTTCAGCGCCCGGTTGATGCTCTCAGACGGTCCCATCAAGGCAGCACCGCCTTTTTGCACTTGACGGCCCGCAGTCCCATGCCGGATTCCGGCGGGGCTTTGCCCTCATCTGCCGTGCTGGTGATCTGGAAAGTCTGCCCGCCGTCCACCCGCTTGATGTAGTCCGGGAAGGCCAGCGGAACGCCGGTGTTGACCAGCAGGGTATAGGTGGATGCCGTGTCGGCCTGCTCTGCCACCTGTGCCTCCACGGTGGTGTCGTGGCGCTCCACGGCCTCAAACTCTGGGCCGTCCTGCCAGCCGGACACAAAGCCGCCCACGCCGTCCGGCTCATAGCTGCGGGTCTGAAAGCGGTATTTTTGGGTAAAGCTCTGCATCACGGTGGATGCAGCGAACGGATTGACCATGTCACATCTTCCTCCACTGGTTGATCTCGGCCCGGAACTTTGCCTTGCCGTCTGCTGGCAGCCCGTCCGCTCCTGTAGCCATCGTCCCAGACCACCCGGCAAAGGACTGGGACACATACACGCCGCCGGACGGGAGCGCCTTGTCGTATGCGTCGATTTTTTCAGCCAGTGCCACAAAATCAGGCGGCACGCGCATGGGCTGCACCGTGCCGTTGAAGGTCTCGGCGGTCAGATCGCCGTCCCCGGCCTTGTGCACGCCGTCATTGAAGATGGATCCGCACACAAGGAAATACTGCCCCGGCACTACCCCGGTGGGCACGGTGTCTGGCTGAAAGGCGAACTCTCCGGCAATGGGGTCGTCCGCCCGGTCAAAAAAATTGTGCGTGTAAACGCACAGCTCGGGGACGGTCATGCAAAGTCACCCCCTTGCAGGTCAGACCGTTTCGGCCGGGGTAATGGTCTCAACTGCGATGCCGTCGATGTATTCAGCAAACAGCGTCATTCCCATGATTGCGGTGATAACGGTGACAAAGGTGTCATAGTCGGGGCGAGTGTTCACGCCCACAATGCCGGTCTTGCTGTCTGTGGTGAGGCGGAAGCCAGCGCGAGCCCAGTCGGAGTTGGTGGGGCTGACGTAGTACAGAACGATGTTGTCCGCAGGGGTGGCGATAACCTTGCCGCGTGCAATTTCGGTTTCTGCCAGCAGGAAAACAGTTTTGTAACCCATGAAGTTCTTGATGTAGTTAAAGCCGAACTCGCTCTGTTCGTTGATAACGGCGCTGGTTCCCAGGTACTCATACACGTCCAGGACATTCACGAACGCCACAACATCGGTAGCAGTACGGTGCATAGTCTTGAACTTGTTCAGGACGCGGCCCTTTGCCATTGCCATTGCCTCCTGAAAGGTCTTAGAGGTGCCTTTCAAGGTGCCAGTATTGAGGTACTTGTAGAAGCGACCAGCCACATCAGCGGTCAGGTCATTCAGCATTTCGTCATCGGTCATCTGAACAGCGTTCTCGTAACCGTTTTCGAGGATGGCTTCAGCGGTCGTACCCTTGGCCCACTTTTCGAGGGTGATCTTCTCATAGTCCTTGGTCTTGACGGTGTACTTGCTGTAGGGGATTTCCTCACCCTCGCCAACCTTTCCGTCCTGCAGGGCGCCCTGTGCATACTTGCTCTTCAGCACCGTGTTGGGAAGCATCTCAATCTTGCGGGTGACACCCATAATGTCGCGCAGATGTTCCCAGTTGCGGCCGAAGCGGGTCACGAAGTCGATCTCGCGTGCAGTGGTCTGAATGTCAGCGGCCATCACAGTATTAGTTTTTGCAGGCATAAGTTAGTCCTTTCCATCGCCTGTCCCATTGAACAGGTCGATATTTGCTGCAATCGCGGCCTGCCGTTCGGTAGAATCCTTGATTGCAAAAATTTGGTCTTTGGTCATTTTGGAGCCGGTATTGGTGGGCGGAGTGTCCACCTTTGCGCCGATGGTGGTCGTAGTGCCTACGAAGTCGCTCCAATCAGCTTTCAGGCTGTCGGTGTGCTTCTTGGCGTCTTTGACCTCGCCTTTATCGTCCAGCTCCAGCTTGTCGATATCCTCGCCAGACAGCCGCACGACCCGATCTGCATACTTGTCCAGCACCCCGGCGGACTTCAGCAACTCCCGGAACTTGGCTTCCTTGGCTGCGTGGGTGTCTTTCTGGGTCTGCTGGGCCTTGTAGTCGGTCAGTGCCTTTTCAGCGGCCTGCTTGCCGCCGTTGGCTGCGTCCCTGTCTTTCTCGGCCTGTGTGCGGGCTTCTTTTTCTGCATCCAGCTGGTCTTTGAGTTCGTCCGTCTCCTTGTGCAGGGCGTCCAGAATGGCCTTGGCCTTGTCATCGTTGGAGGTTTCGGGGTTCTCCAGAATCGTGCGGATGTCAGCTCTTTTGAGTGCCATGTGATAGTCCTTTCTGCCCTTGCTCGGGCTGCCATGCTTGGCAATAAGGTTTAATTTGCCGGACGTGCTGCCGGTGTGGTGCCGCTTGTGGGGCTTGAACCCACGGCTCCCGGATTAAAAGTCCGGTGCTCTGCCAGACTGAGCTAAAACGGCATAAAAAAGCGGCTGACGCTGTGCGCCAACCGCTGAGTATTTAGTTTTTGCGTGCAACTTTGGTGATACATTCGACCGCCCAAAACTTCGCTTCCTGTAATTTTGTCATGCACAGACTTTTTTCTCGGCTTTCAGGAAGTGCGTCAAGCTGCGTTGCAAGCTCAAGGAAAAGGTCTTCTGCCTCGCAGTGCGCAGTTTTCACATCATCGGGCAGGAACTTTTCTTTTGGTGCTTTGAACATTTTCTCCAAATTCATGAATCACGCCTCCTTGTTCGCTTCTTCCACCGCGATCTCTCGAAGCTCATCAATGTGTTCCTCCACCGCCGGGCGGAGGAACGGACGGGGAGCCATGCCCCGGGTAAAATGCCACTTGCCGTTGAAGTCCTTCCAGACCCACGGCGTTTTGCGCCCGTTGCCCTTCTCGGCAAAGATGCCCGTGCCCAGCTCCACATACACGCTGTAAAACAGGTTGCTGCCGATGGTCACGGTCTTTTTTGCAAGGTCGAGAACAAAGGTCAGGCTTTGCTTGAGCGCACCGCCTACATAGCCCTCTATTCCCGTGCTGTTTGCCGTGCCGGTGGGTACAAGCAGCTGGGCATAGTCCTGCACCTTCATCCCCCAGAGGGTCAGCACCCGCTCCGCCCACGAGTCCAGCGCTTCATGCAGCTGCGGGGTGTTGTCGGTGAATTTGATGTCGTAGTCGAAATTCATGCTATACTCCATGTATAACAAAACCCCGCCCCGGTGTGGGGCAGGGTCGGTGATTCAGTTACAGGTACAGAAGCCGGAACGTCTCACGGCCTTTGGGAGTGATAAGCGTCTGCACGCCGCTCCACTGGGTCTTGTCGTTCTTGGCTTCCTTGACCTCAAACAAGCCGTTGTTCTTGTCCTCTCGGGGCAGCAGCTTGCCTTTCTGGTCACGGTAAAGGAATTTCTTTTCCAGCAGCCATTCCACAAAGGCTTTGGGCTTGATGCCAAGCTCCTTGGCTGTCTCCCGGAAATTGGTCAACAGGTTGCGGTCAACCAGTTCGTCGAAGTATTCTGCCTTGGGCTGCATGATCTGCTTCTCCACGGTGAGCTGGCTATTCTGTGCGGTCAGCTCACAAATGCGGGCTTCCCGGTCTGCAAGGGTCTTGTTCGCCACAAGCAGCGCCTTTGCCATCAGCTCCTCCGGGGTGAGCTGCTCCTGCCCGGCGATGTACCCGCCGTTCTTGCGGATGGACGGCAGCACCTCGGACGTGACCCACTTGCGGAAGGGCTTTGCCTCCGGCTTGTCGCTGCGCAGGATGACGTTGTACAGACCGGGCTCGTTGACGCAAACCATTTCGATGGTCTTTTCGGGGTTCTGGGGGTGGGGGAGGTCAAACCTACCCACCTCATCAGGGTCAAGTCGCTCCTGAACGTATCTCTGGTTGCTGATGTTCAGCGTGCTGCACACGTCCTTCAGGACAAACCACGGTTCGCCGCCCATCTCTACGGTGCGGACTTCGTTGGACTGGTAGTTGAAAATCTGAATATTAGACATGAGAAATCTCCTTATTGCTTTCATCAATGATTGCGTTTACTTCTTTCTCCAGACCAGAGATGCTGCCGAACAGTGTGCACAGGATGGAATCATACATAGGCGCTTCATCCCACAGGCGGGAAACATCACGCTCGTTGCGTGGGCGGATTAGATCATCCGTCTTGTGGGTCTCCTCAAACCAGTTTGCAAAGATGTTCAACAGGTTGTGCATCGTCTGGAGCTCGCCGGAAACCATGTCCAACTCAAACTCTGCGCTTGCGATTTTGCTTGTTTGCATCATCATAACCTCACATTTTACTTGACTTTTGCTCATAAATAAAATAAAATGTGAGTAAGAGGAGCTTTTTTGTTGGGTTGGTTTCTCTTACTTTTGGGTGGTTAGTTGTTACGAGCAGCTAACCACTCTTTTTTGTACTGTTCAAACTTCTTGCGCTGTTCTTCGGGGTTCAGCTTCTTGAAATCCTTGAACTTCATGGGCGTCTCCTTTCCGCCCCTCTTGCTCACAAGATATATTATACACTAATTCGTGTCGTGTGTCAATACTTATTTTACATTTTATTGTGAAAATAGCAAATAGAGATTGACTGAATACACGTTTTAGTTTATACTATAAATGAACGGAGGTGAAATATATGAAACTCACTGTTGCTGAAAAAATCCGCCTGATAATGAAGCGTAAAGGGATGACGATGGGCGAGCTTGCAGAAGCCACTGGGCAAACCCGGCAGAATCTTTCCAACAAGATGACAAGGGGAAACTTTACCGAAAAGGACATTCAAGAGCTTTCTTTGGCTCTCGGATGCACCGCCGAGATTCTTTTCCATTTCCCTGACGGCACAACCGTATAACCTCTACACCCTGCCGGGAGGTAGGGTTTTATTTTTATATTCCGTCATTTTGCCTTCTCCTTTTTCTTCCGCTCCCGCTCTTCCGCCCACCACATTTGCTCTTTTTCCTTGCCGCCCTTGGATTTATACCACTCGGTGTAATCCATGACGGGGGTGGTCTCTTTGGTCACATTGTCTCGCTGCATGGCGTTCTGCCGGGGGTACTTGCCCAGCGCAGAGGACAGCACACAGCGGCAGTGGTAGACCATCTCCGGGGCGGCGTTGGGGTCGCCGGGGTGCTGAATCTCGTAACCCATGACCTTGAACGGCTCGTCAAGCTCTGCCGTCTGCTGGTCAAGCAAGCGGTGCATCTCACGGGTGCGGTAGTCGTGGGTAGAGTTCCACCGCTTTTTGACCTCGATGCCCAAAGCCTGGGCGTTGCGCATCTGCTGCAAAGCCCCGGCGTTCTGGGCGCTGGTAAGGGCTGTGATGGCGTTGTTCATGGCCCAGTGGATCTCTGTATCGGCCATGCCGTTTACGGCCTGCACGGCGATGTCGTGGACGCTCTTGCCCTGCACGATGCCCTGCATGACGTAGCGATTGAACACCCTGGCATCATAGGTGCGGTTGCTCTCGCTCTTGATGCGCTTGTTGGGCACCATGCGGGGGTTCTCCTTCAGCAGGAGCTTGACCGCTTCGGTGTTGTACAGGGTCAGCCCAAACGTCACTCCTGCGGCCTGTTCCAGCTCGTAGAAAGCCCAGTTTGCGCCAAAGGAAAAGATATTGTATTGCTCGTCCCGGGCCAGCTTGTAGGCCGTCTCTTGGGCTGTGGTGCAGGTCTGCGTGATGCCGTCCAGCTTGGCGTGCATCAAATCGGACTGAAAAACCTGATTTTGCAGCCAGATGCGGTAATCCTCATCAGTGATCTCTCCTGCATCCAGCTGCGCCCGCTTGCGCTCGTCCAAAGCTCGGTACTTTTCCAGAAAATCGGTGAGCTGCTTTTGCATCTCCCGGCGGGCAGTGCCGTACACCCGCAGGATGCGGCGGCGCAGGCGGTTCAGCTGGCGGGTAGAGATGCGGTCACGGTCAGAAATCACGTTTCATCACCGTCGTCCTCCTCCTCGTCCACGGTCTCCCGTGTTGCGCTCTCAGCCATCAGCGCGGCCTTGGCCTGCTCCTTTTGTTCCGGGGTCAGGTTGGGCAGCAGGTCGATTGCCATGTCCTGCCCGATAATGGGCGCTTCGGAAATCACCATGCTGACCTGCTCAGCGGTGTTGGTGATTTTGCTGCGGTTGAATGTCGGCATGGCGTTGTCAAAGCCAGCCAGTGCGCAGATCTGCCGGATGAACGGCTTGACCTGAGCCTCGAAGTCGTCCGCGTTCTGGTTCATCGGTTCATAGGCTGCATCCAAATGGTCGTTGGTGCTGTCCGCGCTGACGCAATGCACATCCAGACCGCCGAAATCCTCATAGACCCGGGTGTGGAGCAGCTCCAAAAGAGCCTGCCGGGCTGTCACGGGAATCTCGGTGGTGTAGGGGGTGATCTTGCCGCCCTCGCTGGTGTCTGCGCCTGCAATGTGGTACAGATTCAGTTTGACAAGGAACTCCTGCAGCTCATCATCCGTCATGCCGTTGAAGTTCTCGCACAGCCAGTAGATCTGCGAAAAGTCCTGCAAGTCATTGCAGAAGCCAGACATCACCAGATCGGTGTTGTCAATGTAGGCTTTCAGCCCCACAAGGGTGCTCTGGTGCAGGTCGGAGCCCCACAGCGGCACAATGGGAAGAGCGCTGTAGTTTTCGCCATCCACGCTTTCCAGCCCGCCGCCGGGTGTGGTGACGGTCACACTCTTGTACGCCCGCTTTGACGTTGTCTCCTTCATCACATTGCCGATTTTGCTTTCCGTGTACTCGGTAAAGCCGTCCAGCTCGTACAGGATATAGTGCATATCCGTGTCAGGATTCAGCCGCCAGAAGCGCACGCCCGCCTGCAAAAGGCCTGTCTTTTCATCGTACAGGGGAGCAAACTCGGTCAGCTTGAAAACAACCAGATGGTCGTTGTTCCAGAATCCAAAGCTCTCGCCATGGATCAGGGCGAAATATCCGGCTTTCTGGATCTGCTCGTCGAAGTTCTGCCCAAGCCTGTCCTTGTCCACGCCATCGTCCGCAAAGACTACACCGTTGCCGAGGGAGTAGGTCGCCCGCTGCTTGTTGAGCCGCCGGAAAAGATTGCTCTTGACCATATCGGGGTGTAGGATGTCTTGCTTGGTGTTTTTGGACAGGCGTTGCAGCATCAAAGCGTAAGCCTGCGCGAAACGTTCAGCCCCCGGGTTTTTCTGGGCATCGTACAAGTCGGCGTCCAGCGCCATCTTGTACGGTCCGGAAGCGCAGTGCTGCTGCACGAACCGCCGGATGAAATCAAGCTGTTCCCCGGCGGCTTGCGCCTGCTGAAATGTCTGGAATGTGTATGTAGTGCTCAAAATCAATCCCTCAGTTTCACAAGGCGCTTTGTGCGCACGAAATAGCGGATAGCGTCCATGCAGTGGTCGTTGACCTTCAGCACGGTGTCGTCTTTATCCGGATCCCAAGCGTACACGCCAAACTCTTCCAGCGTGTGCTTGCAGTCTTTGTATATTTTCAGTCTCCCGGTCTGCAGCATGGTCTGCACGTCCAGAATGCCGCTCAGGACGTCGTTGTTTGCGGGCGTCTGGGTAAAGCCGTTCTTGCGTAGCTCTGTAATTAAGGGCAGGGCAGAGGGGTCCACAATGATCCTCTCCGGCTTGAGGCCATCCATCCACGCCTTGAGGTCTGTGACGTACTCGCCCACGGTCTTTTGCCGCTTCTGTTCCCGGCCGCTGTAGTAGTACTCCCGGGTGACGATCCAGCAGTCTGCATCTGCCTGCTTCTGAAACAGTAGAAAGGTCGTTGCGTTCTGGGTGCCGAAGTCGCAAGCCACATAAGCGGTCTTTGGAGACAGCGCCGGAAGCACGTCAACAACGTGCTTCTTGCGGTCGAACATATCGTAGACAAGGCCCTCTGCCACCGTCCACAGGCCCAGAATGTAGCGCTGGTAGAAAGCACCGCTGTACTGGCTGCGGTATCTGGCCTTGATGTCCTCGGAAAGTGACAGGTTGTCGTCCATCGTAAAATGGAGATACATCATCTTGCGGGAACGGCACTTGCGCACCCACTCGAGATAAAACCAATGCTGCGGGCTGCCCGGGTTGCAGTTGAACCAGAACTTTGACCCGGTGACAGAGCAACGGGCTGTGGCCTGATTGACGAAGCTCTGGGGCATCAGGGCCACCTCGTCAAAGAACGCCCCGGCGAGGGTGATGCCCTGGATCAGGTCTTGACTGCTCTCATCCTTGCCGCCGAAAAAATAAAATTCGTTAACTTTGCCGCCCTTGCTGACCGTCATGCAGTTTTCTGCCCGGTGCTCCTTGACGTTGTAACCACGGGCTGCAAGCTGCTGCTTGAGTGTTCCCAGCACGTTGCGCCGGAAGCTGGCAATGGTCTTGCCGCACATGGCAAACTGCTGCCCGCTGTAGCAGGTCATGGCCCACTGAATAAAGGAAAAGCTCATGGCAAAGGTCTTGCCCGAACGGATAGCGCCATCGGCAATGATGCCGTTGTAGCCGCTGTATGCGCTCTGCGGTGTCCACCAGCTCAAGACCTGCTTTTGCCGCTGGCTGAGGGCTTTCCAGCGAAAACCGTTACTTTTCCGCATTGTCGTCCTCTTCCTCTGGCAGCATGTCCACGTCATCCGGCGGGCTGATGTCTGCGGCAGCGCTCAGGGCCTCAAGAAGGCCATCGTCCGGGGCTTCTATTCCGCTCTGGTCTCCCAGCATAGCAAACTTGTCCACGATGGTGCCAAAAGCGGTGGAAAGCTGCGGCAGCGTTGCCTGTTCAATTTTGTCCGGGTCTGCCATCGCTTGCAAGTACAGTCCGAGAAGATTCTGTGCTTCCCCGCGCTTGCTCTCTAGGTAGGAAAGCATATCCTGCGAATTTTCCCGCTTTTTTTGTGCACACAAACGCGCACGGGTCTTCCTTCACGACTTTCTTAACCGTCGCGTCTGAGACATCGTTCAACTTTGCAGCGGCGCGGTAGCTTTGGAGCTGCACATAGTCAGCAACGATCTTCTTTTTTTGTCTGTCTGTCAGCCGCTTCGCGCTCACCGCCACCACCTCTCTAAACTCATGCAAAAGAAAAACCGCCCGGAAATCCGAACGGTCAAAATATCAAAATAAGCAGCACCCATGCATTCAGTTCGTTGGACATGCGTCAAACGGTGGGCACTGCTGCATCTGGAACTTTCGCGGCCGGATGCCCCGCTATTGCGCGGCCCCCTCATAGGGCACGCAAGCACTCCCGGCAGGACTCGAACCTGCAACATGCGGTTTTGGAGACCGCTGCTCTACCGCTTGAGCTACCGGAGTATAAAAGCTGCCCTTGGAATCGAACCAGCCGTGTCTACACACACGCGCCGCGCTCAAAACTGCGCTCAGGCGGCCATATAAAAACAGCTCCGGTTCGCCGCCGGGGCTGTTGGTTGGCGCACATCCTGTCAGGAAAGCTACACCTTGGCAAGGATTCTAAGGCCTTTTCTTGGCACGGGAGGTTGCACGTGCGGCCTTGCGGGTTGTCTAGTCCATGCGCCATATGGTGCGAGATCGCGGAGTCAAACCGCGCGGAGAGGAAGGCCTCGAACCTTCCCGATGCGCTCAAAGATGCGCAGCTCTGAGCGGAGCCGTTTCGGAATCTCGCATAGAAGCAGCCAGCGAAACGTGAAGAGAGCAAAGGCCTGCAAGCTTGAAAGGAGGAATCGGAGGCTGCGTGCATCGGTTTGCCTTTTCGGCTTTGCCGATGGTACCACAATAGCACAGATGCCGATAACAAGTAAATCCCAGAGCGTGTAAAAACAAAGCCCTCTGACGTTGTGCAAAATGTACAGGTTCAACTAAGATTCAGCTCGTTCGCGATCTCTGTCAGCTGGCTCAGGCCTTCCGAAATCGCGCGTGAAACCTGAGACGGCTTGGAATAGCCGACTTCTGCCGCGATATCGGCGTGCCGCTTTCCTTCAACATAGTACAGGATGATGCACTTACTGCGGCGGATGGATGCAGGATCGGCGTGGAGCATATAGGCGGCTTCAATGGCATCCTTCTGCATCTCGGTATACCGGCATTTCAGCTCAGCCAGCTTTGCTTCTGCATCTATGGCAGCATCGCTATTGGTGCCCACCTTGTCGCTTGTTCCGGAGTGGCCGGGCAAGCCGGATGTGCTGGACGTAGTTGTTGTAGCCGCACTGCGCAGGCTTGCAATGTGTTCCTGCTGCTGGAGAATCAGTGCCCGCATCCGGGGCAGGCGCTCGAACCACGCTCGCATCTTCTGCTCGTCAGTGGTCTCTCCCGGCTTCGGCGTGTCGGTGTCAGGTGTCCATGTGCGTGTCATTGTTTTCCTCCTTGCTAGCGAAAATCTCAAAAGTGACTTTTAGCTTCTTGTTTCCGATAACGCCCCACACCTTTTCGAGCTTTGTCTTGTCGTCACGTTCCATTTCCGTGATGAAATGCCCCATGACCGCTTCGATAGCTTCGCTTGTCACATCTGACTTGTTACGCCATGCCTGTAAGCCATCCTTGCGGGGCGGCGCATAAGTCCCAGCGTAGACATTTCCAAACAATCCACACCCAACATGATATTCAGCCATTTTCGTCCTCCATTTCTTCAATCTCAATTTCCACCCGGGGTTTCTTCCGGTCAAGATCTACCCGGCTGCCATCGTGGGCGGCGACAATCTTGCTGTTGTCGTCCTCCAGCACGCGGGCTTTCACCAGAATGTCCGTGGTTGCCTCGATGAGGTTTGCCAGATCTACCCGGCGGGCGGTCTTCATGTAATACACACACCGCACGTTCACGCGGGCAGAGATAGGGCTGAGCGGCCTTTTGATTTGCCGCAGGCAGTCAGTCTCATAATCCACGTAGGCCTTGCTAGGGGCCACAAATGGGGCTCCAGAGCGTGTGCGGAGAATGCGGGCGGAATTTTTCTTGGTGTGCGGGTCGCCGTAGAAGGTCAGTTTCATCTGCCTTCCTCCACATAGCACCAGCTTTGGGGCGGGCGTTCGATTCCGAACGCTTCTCCCCGGCAAATCAGCTTTTCTGCGTTCCATCTGCGGCAGGTGCAACAGTCTCCGCGATGCGTACAGGGTTGTATCGCCCAGAAATCTTCAAGCTTTACTGGTTCGTCATAAATTTTCAGGCCGGAAATTTGCCAACCATACAGGTCTTTCATGTCGGCATAGTTCATACCGATATCCCAGCCGGCGTATTCCTTCACTTGCTTGATACTGAGGCAACTTCCAGCAATTGCTGTTTCAATATCTTCTTTGACGATGCAGTACTCGGGGCCGATGCGCCGGATGTCATCACAGATGAACTCTCCAATAACCACCTGAGTTTTACCGCGAACGCTGTCCGGCAGTAGCTTATTGAACTTTACGAACACAGGTTTTCCGTGATGGATTTCGCCGTCCATCGTTTCTTCGCCATCCTTGAAAATGGTGATGAGTTGCTGCGGAGCTTTTGTGCAGTAGACGTACACCCTGAACGGCGTTTCCGATTTTGGGCGGGTCTTACGCACTTCAAGGGTCTTTTGCCCCCGAATGATGAGGTCACACCATTCAGGCCGGATGCTCATCAAGATAGCCTTCATTTTTTCATCATCCCTTCCATTGCCAGCTGCTCGCACTGCTTTTCAGCTTCCCTGCGCTGCTGGTCATACTCAAACAGCATATCTGCGTACTCATTGCCCACCCGGCGGATGGCCGTTTCCAGCATCTCCGTCACAAGGTCGTTATACTTGTCTGCGCCCTTGCGGCTGTTTCTGGCAGCTTCCCGGGCTTCCCACAGGTCGGTGAGCTTGTCCCGCCTGTCAGCGGTGATCTCGCTATAGCCGTAGGCATCCTGGATCTGCTTCATGCTTTCCCATCCTTCCAGCTCAGCAAATGGGTCAACTTCAGCCTTTGCCATGCTGCGGGCTTTGGTTTTTTTCTTGACGTACCGGGTCAGACCGTCCCGCATCACAGCACGGGCATCGTCCATCGCCTTGCGGACAGCCTTGACTTCCCGCTCTTTCTTGAGCTGCCCGGGTTGGCTGGCCCATTCGGCCATCAGCTCAGATTTCGTTTTCGGTTTCATGTTCTTCCTCCGTTCTCACAGCTTCCCGAATGCGCAGTCTGGCAAGCTCAGTTTTCGCATACCACAGCTGCCAGTTGCCAAACCATCCCTTGTGGAGCAGTTTCCCGCCGTAATAAACAAGTTCCTGCCCCATCAGGTGGTCGAGAGAGACGATGTAAGCGCCGGGCTTGTACCTCATTTGCTCACCCCCATTGTTCGGACATGGCCTTTGCAATGCCCGGCGCAGTTTTGCTTCTGGCTTTTGCCCGGCCATCTTGGCCGTTTTGCGTTCCGCGAATGCCTTCGCACCAGCTGATTTTCTTGTGCTTTTCCCCATTTGAGACGTACACGGGCTCTGGCGGCGGAAAGTTGTTTTTCCGTTCCAGAGGCGGCAAGTTTTTCAGCCAAAGGCAAGTGCGCTTTGTGTGATAGTTTTCCGTGTCTGCTTCGTTTTCGGCAAAGTAGTACGGATGAATGATCTGGTCGGCTTTTCTGTACGCCGTGTTCATGATGCCTACAGGGTTCTCGACTGCAATCTTGGGGACATCAGCCAGCATGAACTGCATAAAGAAAATTGCGGCCTTTACGCGCTCTGCCCACCGAGCAACAACTTTTTCGGCCGGTGTGACCCGCAAGCTGAACGAGCGTGTTGCTGCGTTGCTCAGGTAGGTGCAGGGTGGGTGTGCGATGAGCAAGTCCCACTTGCCAACATCATGCGTTACGCCGTCCATCGTCACGACTTGCCCCCCTCAAGAGCCTTGAGCGCATCGCCCAGAATGTGCCACTCTGGATGCCCGCCGGACGGCTCCTGAATATCGCAGGAGTAGGCTTCGTGGCCTTTTGCCCGGAACGCCTTGCACACTTCCTGCGATTCCTCGCAGGCAATCAGCACTTTCATCGTTTTCTTCCTCCCATCCATCCTTCTTTGTCGAAATCGTTGCGGCTGATCCGCTCTGCCGCGTGGTTCCCGTTGGTGTAGATGCGCTGCGCTTTCAGCTGACGCTTGTACTCGGCGTACCGTGGGCAGCTGTCGTGACAAATCGGGTGCCGGTCAGGGCAGTCTTTACATGTCAGGTTGATCATGTTCGGCTTCCTCCCTGTTAAACCAAAGGCGTGTTCCGCATCCGGGACAATATTTGTCAAGGTAATAATCATCGTTGCAACTATACCCGCAAACGGGGCAAATCTCATTGATTGTTTCTTCACGCCAGTAAAGCTTTTTGGGACGTTCGCCCGGCCGTTTAGGCATGGGCATCCAGACCGGGAGGTTTTCCGGGAAAGCTGCCACCATGTTCCACGGCCAATTTGTCATGAAGCCGTCGCAGGGGTTGTTGTTGATGCTCAGGACGTCGCCGTCTTCATTCGCATCAGTCTCAGTCGGCGGCTCTTCTGCCGTCTTGCGCCAGCGCTGGACATCCGGGACGACTGCCGGTTCGTCTTCCAGCACATCCATCGCGTCCATAATCTGACACGCGCGGCATCTTACGCCGTTGTAATTTTCGCAGCCACAGCAATATGCCGCTTTGATGTTTGCGATGGCTTTCTCGCGGTCGATAAATTCGCTCATTTTTCAATCTCCTTTCTTGTCGGTTCACTCGCCCGCAGCCTTGCGGCTTCACGGGGGGCAGTGGTGATATCGGCCTGCGCCTGCTTCAAAAACTCGGCACGGCGGTATGTAAGGTCCGGCATTTCAGCCAGCTCTGCCAGTCCTCCCACGCTTCCGGCATAGGATTTTGCCGCCGGGGGGAGTTGATCATACAGGGCTTGCAGTTCTTTCTGTCCGTCACTACGCAGCAGCCCGCCCTTTTCGTCAATGCCGGTCACCATCGGGAACTTGCGCCAGCTCAAAAATGTCTGTGCCTTGCGTGCCGCTACAGCCAGAGCTTCCCATTCAGCGGACGGGTCAAGACCCTGGGAAAGCTGCTTGAAGATATCGGCCACAGTGACCGGATAAACGCATACCCGGTTCGCCGCCAGAAAAGCCCGCTTGACAGTATCGCCGTCATAGTCGCCAAACTGGTACGTCCACACATCGATGGTGGTCTGCATCTCCTCATCGGTCAGCGGCTTGGAACCCAGCTTGTACAGCACAAAATTCATGCGGATCAGCTTTGCCACGTCTTCCCGCGTCATGTCTCAAACCCTCTTTCTCTGTCCATCTTCGCCAGCACCCGGGCAAGCTGGTCGTCTACGGTCTCGGTTGGCTGCTTGCCCCGCGGTCTGGCTTGTCGGCTTTGTTCGTTGGCTTCCACATCCCCCGGCGTGCGCAGGCCGTCCCGTTTCCAGCCTGACAATATGCCGTTGATATAGCTCCACGAGCGCTTTCCGGCTTCTGTGGCCTTGTCAATCGCCAGCAAGATCATCTCTGTGCTGTACTCCTGCCGCCACTTCTGCAGCTTGTCCAGTGCAGAGCGCGGGAAGTCCCCAACAGCCTGCTGATAATGCTGGACGATTTTTGAAAGTTCTACGTCAACGGCGGCGGGGGCGGCGCTATTATATATATCCCCGTTAGGGGATATAACAGTTCCAGTTCCAGTAACAGTTCCAGTTCCAGTAACAGTTCCAGTTCCAGTAACAGTATCATTATAGTTACCACTTGCTTGTACTTGGTAGCATGTGCTAGCATTTGCTGATTTTGCTTGCATTTGAGCAGCACGGGCTTTTCCGGCTTCCCGGCGCTTTTGCTTGACGTTCTCGTACTTTTCTGTAGCCGAATCCACACCATTGCACATGAATCGGAAGTTTCCGCGCATTCCACGGTCGGAAAATGTCGGTTTTTCGCCAGTGCGGACGTGCTTTGCCAAAGCCCGCATCAGCTGGCCCACTTCGGCATCCGTGTACTCTTCCAGCGCGTCGAACCAATCCAGATACACGACAAACGACTTTTTTTCGTCCTTTGCCACTTAATCACCTCCTTTGCACGCCCGTATAGCCAGATAGCACAGCTTGCGGAATCAGAAGGGGAGATCTTCTGCGTCTTCGTTGATGGGGTCATACTCGGTAGATGGAGCCGGTTCTGGCGCGGCAGTGCTGTGCGGTGCGTAATCCGCAAGCGTTTCATCGGGGTACATCTGCGCACCCTGCAGATCTGCCGGGTTTGCTGCCGGTTCTGCAGGTTCCGGCGGAGGACCGGGCTGTGCCATCAGGTCGATCATCTGCTGCAGCCAGCGGAATGTCACTAGCCCGCCGGGCTGAACATCATCCGCGTCCACATCGTAGTAGATCTTGCCGTTATACTCCCGCTCTTTCAGCTTTTGAGCAAAAACCGTGACCTGATCGCCTTTCTGCAGCATCCCATCCCACTGGTCGATGCCGTGCCAGAGGTTCACGCCCACAAAGAAGCTCTGCCATTTGCCGGATTCATCCTGTGTGCGGCTGGCTTTCAGGTCAAACTTCAGCACCCGTTTTTGACCGGCATCCCGAAGCACCGGGTCTTTGGCAATCTCGCCGTGCAGCATGATGCCGTTCTTGGTCTGGACGATCATGCATCATCACCGCCAAACGGATCATCGGCGGTCGGTTCTTCCGCAGGCGCTTCCGGAGCGGGGATCAGCGTGCCTGCCGTCTTGCGGTGGCGGTGGGAGCCTGCGAAAGGATCCAGCACCGGCAGCTCTTCGGACGGCACCTCACGAGCGGCGCCTTCAGCGTCCACACGCACCTCGCTCTCATCGTACAGAGCGCCGAAAGTAGAAGGAAATGCTTCACGCAGGGCGTGCACCAAAGCCACCTTGCGGATCATGGTAGCCTTTTTGCCGTTCCAAAGAGACTTTCCGGTGTCGTATTCACTGAGCTTGACTTCCTCGTAGCTGGCGCGGGTGCGGTCCTTACGGTAGACCTTCGCCCAGCCGCCGAGAAGGGTCTCGCCGCCGTTCCCATCATAGACGATGGAACCCTCACGGTTCAGCAGCTGGCCATCTGCGGTCAGGACGATCACGCCAGCTTCAAAACCATCGTAGGCCGGGTGGCGCTCGGCCATCTGCAGATAGCAGTTCTTGCCCAGCACAATGGTGCTGGCAGTGTCGTCGTTTTTGTTATCGTAGTGGATCAGGTAGGCTTCTTTGGTGAAGGGGTTCAGGTGGTACTGCTTGCAGGTCTCCAGAAAGATTTTGCATTCAGCATCGGTGGCCTTGGGGCAGATGAAGTCGCGCACGTCTCCAAAACTCACAGTGAAGTGCTGACCGTCAGCACCGGTGATCTCCACCGGCACGGACGGGGATGCGGCCTGCATAGCGGTGCTGCCTGCACGGTTGGCGTTCTGGACGGAACGGTTTGCCAGAGACTGTGCGTTGGAAACGGACGAAGTAGGCGCGGGTGCGCCGGAACGAGTGAGTGCCATAAGTAACTACCTCCAAAATCATTTGATTGAACCATAGCGGAAGCCGCGCTCTGCGGCTCCCTGCTTGAACCATGCAATGTCCTCCCGGGTGAACTCCACCCAGAAGCTGTATTTCTTGCGGACCGGAGCCTCCTGCTGTGCAGGCTCTGCGAATTTCTGAAGCATGCTGAAATCCAACCTGCCATCCGGCGTGATGGCTGCATTGGCCTGCGCCGTTTGAACCGCTTCTGCGGCGATCTGGCGTTCTTCATCGGTCGGAGGGATAATGACCGGAGCGGTGGCCTGCGCCCGCTCTGCGGCCATTCTCTCGGCTTCTGCGCGGCGCTGGGCGTACCGGGCATTCTGGCGGCGGCTGTGCTCCACGAGGGCGGCGTTCAGATTCAGTTCACGCAGATACTCGGTGGTGCAGGCTTCGGCGTCCTCGCCGCAGTTCTCCCGGATGAGCCGCAGCTCCTCCCGCCGGGTCTCCACGCTCTTGCGCAGCTCCCGGCTGGCCTTTGCCAGATCATAGGTCTTGTTCAGCCACTGGGGCACAAGCAGGCGGTCAAAGGGGATAAGCTCCCGCAGTTCTCCGATGCAGTCGGCATAGACAGCCCGCAGCGCATCCTGCTTGTCCTGCCGCTCGGCTTCCTCCACAGCCTTGACCTGAGCATCGATTGCGCCGGATACAGCCTTACACTGGCCCTGCATCTGCTTGGCACTCTGCAAGAAATCTTCCAACGGCTTCATGTAAAATGCCTTGGCGCTGCGGGCGGCATCGCTGAGTTGCTTGTCCAGCTTGTTCACGGCGGCGCGGTCGGCCTTGGCATCCTTGATGGTCTCCGGGGTGTAGACGCGACCAGTGTAGGCGGCCAGCATTTCGGTCAGATTCTGCTGCACCTCGGCTTCATTCCACCGGATCGCGGGCAACTCCGGGTGCTCGACCCGGACGGTCAATTCTTCTTGCATAAATATTCACCACCTCTGATAAACTCGCTCACCATCGTTGTTATATACGATGTAGGTATTGCGGGGATAGCCTTGCGCGTGTTCCTTTTCGGACAGTGCATCCGCCTGTCGGATCAGCTCTCCCACTGTCTGCGCAGAGCGCCTCTCTAAAAGTTTCGGCGGGTTTTCAAGACCGTCATAGATCTGCATAAATGCCACTTGTAAAACCTCCTGTTTTATGTTATTTTTGTGGTGATGGGCGGCGAAACTCATCACTCTTTGGGCTTGTCCGTGTTGGCGCACGGGCAGGCTCTTTTTTGCGTCATACACGGTGTACCACATGACATGGTGGACAGTGTCAGGCATACGTGATCTCCCCGGACTCCTCTTGCAGCATCTCCCGCACGTTGTCCATTTCTTCGGCGCACATCTCCCAGACGTTTGCCCGTGCGGAGTATCCGGCCCGGACAACAATGTCATCCGAGGCTTCGGCTTCTCGCTTGCAGCGTTCGGCAAGCCGCGTGTAGGATTTGACTTTGCCCTCAACGTACTCTTTAGCCGTCATCATGCCCCGCGCTCCTGATTCTCCGGATATTCCGGGTTGCGGGCGTGGGTGCGGCTGATCTTGCCATACTTGCTCCGCTTTGCGGCTCTCTCCCTGTCCTCTGCGGCAAAGCCCAGACGAGCCAGCAGAACAGCTGCCAGAATCAGCACCAGCGACACTGCAAACAGTGTGCCGGAGATGTATCCGGTGGTCTGCGCAGTGCCCTCTGCGCCCATAGCTGCGCCCATTCCAACGCCGCCAAAAATGGCGGCCATCCAATAGTAAGTAGTAGATTTCATTCTTTCAAATCCTCCTTCGTGTAGATCTTCTCAAGTTTGTAGAAATCCTTCATCCACGCCATAAATCCGGCGCGTGAGATCAGCGGGGCGGCGCTCTTGGTGTCAATAGACGGCACCGCCCATGCCGGGAAGCTGCCGGCCTGAATCATACCGGTAAAGATCGGCTCGCTCACCGGAATGTTATTGTCCC